ACCACACCGGAGCGGAGGTAGCCTACTGAGCCGATAGCCTTACGCATCAGGGCCGAGGCTGCCACTTTCATCTCCTCACCGTAAAGACCGCGGCGGCCGGCCTTGGCTTCCTTAGACTGGGCGATCAGGTGTACCCGGCGAAGCAGTCGGGACTTGCCGATGCGTTTGCCGGTCTTCTTGGACTTCCGATTGATGTTTCCAAGCGGCGTGCCGAGGTAGTCGGCGATTCGGCGCCGTTCTTGGCCTGGGCTCTTAGGCGGCACCAGGACAAACAGCCGGACCATCAGGTAAAAGAATCGGCTGTTGACCGCCTTGTGAAGGTCACGGCTCGTCTGCAGAAGGTATGCCTTCATGGCAGCGTCGAACTTGCTGGAGTCGACCGTCATGTTAACGACAGGTCTCACCGGGTCTTGGCTCCTAGTTCCAGGCTGTAGTAGGCGCCGGAGGCATCCACCCGGCAGGACAGGATCCGCAAGGTGCGTCCCTGATAGACCAGGGTCCTGCCGACCACCGGGCGGGGCTTGCAGAAGGTTAGAGCGATGCGGTCGGTGTTCTCCTGCAGCAGGTAGTAGCCGTCCTCCTTGAGCAGCCTGGAGAACTCGGTGCCCTGGTCGAGGGTGTAAAGGGTGGTGTCCATGGTGACCAGGGTGCTGTCCCAGGTCTTCCAGTCGGAAAACTTGACCAGGATCCGGGATGCTACGTTGTCCTGGAATCCACCGGGCACCGGCGTGTTGGCATCGGTGACCATGGCCGGGATGCACCGGATCGACGAGCCTTCCCAGATGAACATCGGCGCCCCCAGCATCTGCTGGAGCACCGTCATGCCCTGCTGGAGACTGGAGCCGATGATGGTCATTTAGGCGGTGAAGTAGGTGCCGGAGATTACGATGCGGCTGGTTGCCTGTAGTTGCCCGGCCAGGCTGGTCGAGTCCCCGTTGTCGTAGTGGTACAGAGCGGCGTAGGACGTGCCACCGACAGCTTTACCGATCACCGCGGTCTTGGCCTGAGTTGTGGCGTTGTCGAGCCAGATGGCCAGTGCGGCGTCGTAGGTGACTGGATCCGGCAGGCTCAGTCGAAGATCGCCGGTGGCAGCGCCGCTCACCGAGTTAATGGTCAGGTCGACCGTAAAGGTCTCGATGAATCCAATGGCCGTGTGTCGCGCCATGTTGACTGTGATCGCAAAGGTGCGGCCACCGCCAGAATCGGTCAGCGTAGGCACCCAGGCGGCCGGGGCGGTCAGAGGCAGGGCGGCGTAGATCTCGTTGAAGTTATCGTTCAGCTTCTGGCCGGCGCCCCGGAGCGTGTCCCCGGTGTTGTCGTTGGCGATTGCTCCTATGTTGATGATTTGCTGGGCCATATCAGTTTTTGGGCAGGACGTACCAGCCGGCAGGCAGCGTCACCGTGGACGGCCCCACCAGCTTCTTGTCTTTGTCGAATCCGTACACGCTGGCCTTCACTGGCTTGGCCAGCATCACCGGATCACCGGAAGGGACCAGGACCACCTTCGCCACCTGGCAGCCCAGGCAGGTCAGCAATGCGATCAGCCAGATCGCTTTTGAGGGCCTCGGGAGCTTTACCATGTTGCACATCGGTGGGTGGTGTTTCTCGGAACCAGTCGAGCAGGGCCTTCAGGATCTGGTAGATCCAGTTCACTCGGCCTTTTTCTCGGCGTCTTTGGCCCAGATGAGGCCGATGCCAGCGGTCACCGCGGCGATGGTCGTGGTGATGTCCAGATGGGTGGTCGGATCACCGTCGAACAGGGCCTTCATGGCCCCGCCAACAGCGACCAGGATGGCACCGATGCCGGCCAGTGTGGTCTTGGTGTTTTTCATTTGGATCGGAATAAGCGATACGCACCATAGATGGCGCATAGTAAGCCAATCACGGCGGTGATAAGTCGAACGATGTCGGTGAGCCAGGGGATAAACGAAACAGCGGTGGCCGCTGCTGCTCCCCCCATGGAAGCGATCATCTGATTTGTGTCACCGCCGTGATTGGATGCGTCCATTTACGTCGGATTTGATTGGTTTTTTGCTGGTGCTTCTAGGATTTACGCCAACGAAGGCACAGCTTCAACCACCGGATTCGCCAGCTTGTAAGCCTCGACAACCGCAGGAGTCCACAGCGCATTGGCGATATTCACCACCTCGGTCGGCTGACCATCCAGCGAATCACCGGGATTGAGCGTGTACTGAGAGGTAATCTCAGACCCCACAACCGCGCCGTCGCTGTCGTAATCAACGCCGGTCGTAACGAACAGCGAGTTGTTCTGGTTGACCTGCACTGCGACAATATTGACTGGTACGATCATTGGATGGTGGGGCTAGGGGTTTGGCTTGCGGCGTAGGCTGCGACAGCGGCAGGCGTCCAGACAGCGTTGGCAATCGCTACGACCTGCTCTGGCTGACCCGTAAGGTCGGAGCCGGGAGGCAAGCAATAGCGGCGGAAGGTGGAGGCTTTGACAACCTCGCCATCGACGATCTGGTCCGCAAGACGGACCTGAAGCGTCGTGTTGGCAAGAACCTCGCAGAGCGAGAAAATGGTGCGTTCGGTGAGTGGCATAGGATTAGACGCGATAGCTAACTGAATAAAGAACTTGAGCCGATGTATCAATAGGAACAACGCTGGCAACTCCACCTCCAGATGGAGTTTGATAACAATCAATAAAGCTATTTGACACAGATGTAAAACCAGTCAGGACGTTTCCTGCTGTAAGTGAAACATCATTTACATATCCAAAAGCTACAGATGAATTTGAATTTGCAGCCGAACTTGCAGCAAAAGGAAGCCCCGCAAGGCGCATTGAACCTGTTCCAGTATGGGCTGTCCACCCAATGTTTACTTGAACTGTAACAAGGTTTCCAACCTTTGTGTAAAGTCCAACTTGGGTTGTGTATGTTCCAGTTCCTGCTGAAGTAGTTCCGATTACAGTCGGCGTAAAAGTCCCTTCCTCGTAATCATCCAGCGTGTTGGCATCGGACGAAGCTACTTGAGTGGCGGGGAAGCCAACGCCAGCGGAAAGCTGAATCGCACCACGACCAGCACTCGGCGTAACCCCCACGCCGACGTTGCCGGAGGAGTCCACACGATAACGCTCAGTGCCTCCCGTAGTGACAGCAAACGTATCTGCCGCAGGATAGTAGATGCCAGTGTTTACGTCTCCGGTCGTTGTAAGAGCGGGAAGCAGTGCTGTGCCAGCAGCAAACGTGGATACACCAGTAACACCCAGCGTCGTGCCAACCGTAGCCGCGCCGGTGATGGTGGCGGAGGCGAGGGTGGCGGTGCCGCCGGCTCCGAGGAGTTGATTGATCGTCGACTTCTTGGTCGTGCCGCTGGCGGCCATTGACGTATCGGAGACGTCGACGATAACCAACGGGTCGGCCGTTGGATCAACTGTTGAGATGGCCGTTAAGGCCGTAATTTTGGAGTCTGCCATATCAGTAAACGGTAAGGATGAACTTGTCGGAGTTTTCGGTTAGTAAAAGGTCGGTGCCGTCTTCCAAAGCAATTCGGTCGTAGGTGCCGAACGAGAAAACGATCTTACCGGAGGCATCTTCCTGCAGGACGAAGAACTCGTCCTCCTGAAGCATATCGCGCCGCAGGATCGGTAGATCGAAGCCACCGGCATCGCCGGAGGGCGCTCGATTGGTTCCGATGCCGATGCCAAGTCTCATGTGTTAGGCGGTGCGAGCCAGGAATGCCACGGCCTTGCCAGAGGCTAGTTGAAACTCGGTGATGTTACCGACCAGCGGGAAGCCGGCTGGCAGGGTGATGCCGGTCCAAGTCCCAGAGATGCCGGTGCCTGTGATCGAGGTGAAGACGGTCGGCTCAGCCGGAATCACGGCTGAGAAGTTGCCAGTCTGGGCAGCCGTGGTGGTCACCGGGAAGAATCCCTGGCGCCCCATGCTGTATTCCATCGAGATGTCTGCTTGAACGGCCATTTGGTTTTTCGGTTAGAGGGGAGGCTGCCAGCGTATCCAACAGCCTCCCCAATTTCGGTTTGTTAACCTTTTCGAACTTTCGGTGCCAGGGCTCCCTGTATCCACAGGATGAGCTTGCCTCCTTCTGGAACGGTCGCGGTGTTGAAGCCGTCGCGCTGGAGAGTCGCGTCGACTTCGGGACCAGAAACGAGCTTGGTTTTGCCGTTCTTGTCCACCGAGATGGTAGTTGCGATTCTCATGGGTCAGCCGATTAGGCGGTGATGAGAACCTCGGCCTGCGTGGTGTCCGCGGCCGCGGCGCCGAACATGATGTCGTAGGACGCCATATGAGCCCGGGAGGCGCGGCTGTACCAGACAGACAGTAGGACCGAGAGGCCGTTGGACAGCTCGACCGTGCGCTGCTCCAGGAACTCGCCGGCGATCATGCCGACCGGGAGGCCCGAGGCCACCGCGATGGCGTCCTGGCCGCAAACGAAGCCGGCGGTGTTGGCGATAGCGCCGGTCCAGTCGTTCTGCTCCAGGATGTTGTTGAAGCCAAAGA